TCCGTTACTTCTACAGACGTCTTTTTGACATCAAACAGGATCACTCGTCCATCAGGGAATTTCATGACTCCTCATACCTCCTGTTCCACGCCTCCGCGGCGCGTTCATCGCTGCTGTACCCAAAGGCCTTTTCAAACCAGCAACCTTTTGTTCCACATTTTGTGTATCGTATCAGCGATCCGTCTTTGCCGCCTTTGGTTTCTCTTGTCAGTATCGCTTCCCCACCGCAGAACGGGCATGGTTTCAATCTATCCATTATTCCGCCACCTTCTTGTCTTCTATAATTTTTCTGATTTTCTCCAGTTCTTCTGCTATATCCTTGAGATTTGTCAAACAATAATATGGATAAAGAAACCCACATACACCGACGACTACAAATACCCAAAAAGCTATCTTGATAAGTACGTCTTTTATTCCGTCATCTCCTCCATTAACGCCCCGCAACTCGGGCAGAATCTTGACAGGCAATCCGATCCATAGTATTTCAATGGACGCTCTCCGCATTCAGAACATTCGTACCACCAGAATGTCGCATCGTTTAGTGTGCCAGTTTTTTCGATCCACTTCCCATGTGCCACGGGAACAGCATCAACCGTAGGAGATTCCAAAAGCATCTTCTCTAATCGGCATCCTTCATCGTTAAACGGGCAATCCATACAGGCAACCCCATTACATATTGTCTGATATTTTTTCAACAAAAGATCAATGTCTGTGTATCTGCTCATTCCGTCACCTCATTAATACGTTTTATCCCAAATGCGACCCATCCTTCTTTTAATCCCCATCCGCTGAGAACGTATGTAATTTCATATTCAACTTCATTCACAGTTAAATAGTGTCCTATTTGGAAGTTATATTTATCTACCACGATAAAGCGAACTCTATCACCCTTCTGGTATCCTCTGTCGTTTTCTCTAATCTCGAAGCATTTATCACCGTTTAATACGGCATCTGCATATTCTTTACGCAGTTTAATTTCGTGTATCATTCCGTCACCTCATCCAACGCATTTGCGTTGACTTCTTTCTGATCCAATGCATTTAACACGTTGGAATCATTGAAATCCATCTTTGCACCGCAATGTGAACAATAGTTATTTTTATTCCACGATGTAAACGAACATTTATTGCATTTGAAATAATATGTTCTTGTTGTATTGTTCCTTAACAAAATAGGTATTGGAGTAATTTCCCAATGCCCATGCACCACAGAAATATCATTAACCGTATGCTTCACCTTCATAATTGTGTCAAAGCAATCGTCCCAACCTTTGTTGTAAGATGCTATATCGATACTGATTGCGATTGCGATTGCGATACATATGATCCCGAATAATATTAGGCTGTTCATTCCGTCACCTCATCAATATGCTTCTGACTATTTGCAAGCCCATCATGCAACCCAAGATCGTAAGCCCTGTTGCAAGCATCCTCATGTTCACACTTTACATATTCAAGGCCGCAAAGTTGATGTATAGTTATATCTGACATTGTGCATCCCTCGCATAAACCAGCTTTGTTTAATAAGATGGTCGTTTTCATTTCTCAACCTCCTCATGCAGCCACTCGAGCAGCGTGCATCTTCCTGTGGATTTCTCCTTAAACCGGCACTCATTACAATCATTGCCTGGCATGGCATTACAGAATTCATCTGCCATAAACACGTCATCGCCCTGCCGGATCTTCTCTGCTCTTGTCATCTTTTATCACCTCGATTGTTTAAAACCTTGTGACCGTAATGGATCATACTGTGACAATCGTCACAAACTGCGATCCCGTTTGATTCTTCATACATAAACTCTCTCTGAGGATCATTAGCGACCGGGATAATATGGTGAGCATTTACTCCGATCTTCTTCCCGCAGATATGGCAAGCATTGTTATCATTTTCCTTAACTTTTCTTGCCCATATCGACAACTTTGAATTCTGCCGCTTTTCGAGATTTTCTAATTTGCTTATATTTTGCCACCAACCACAAGACAGACACGTTGCTCGAAATTGCAGCTGATTGTTGCTCATTATGATCGATGTATAAATAACTTCTCTAGAATCGCATTTAGGGCATTGCTTCGGAGGATCATATGAAGCTCGTAGTTCTTTATTTTCCATAATCGCCTCCTAATAATCGGCAAATTTCTTTTGCCGTATCTTCTTTTGCGCAAAACATCCACTCAGCCCCATATTTCTCACTGATCGACTTCATCGCCTTCATTAATGACACTGACGGCATCGGCGGCCAACCTTTACGGCCACGCTTTACCCAGATGGCGAAGCGCGGATTATGCCAGTCGGCCACGTCTGCCAGTCTCATGATCTCCGGCTGCTCTACCAGAAACAGGATCTTGATGTTCGCGTCACGCGCTCTGATCAGCTCTGCCTTGAAGCGGTCATGCTGCTGAACGATGTTCCCATAAACTTCCTGGAGCCCGGCCTTGCGGTCGATGCAGACGGATTGATCATTCAGCAAAGCATAGTCGCCCACGTAGAGCTTGGAACGCACCGTGCGGATCCCGTTTTGCTCAAACCATTCTGTGATGTGCGTGTCTTTCTGTTCGCGGGTATCACAGACGATAATTTGTTCTCTCATTTTTTCACCTCATGTTCTCGTTGTAGAAAGTTTCGAAAGGCTTCGGGTTCGTGTGTAGGGGTCGGGCTTCAGCCGACCCTACTACACTCGGAGCCGACCCCGCGAAAAAAAGGAAGAAGAAAAAATATATATAAGCCGGTTTTCTTCCAATGGACGTCCCGGGAAAATCACCGATTTTCTTCCAAATACGGAATATCGGGAAAATCACCGATTTTCTTCCAAACGACGCCTTTCTTTACTTCATACTCCGAATAGTTCTTTAAGTGGTTCCTAACAGTCCGTTCATTTCTTCCGAGTGCAGCTGCAAGCGCTCCCAGATCCACGAACGGCTGTCCCATGCTGCACTCAGCAAAGGCCAGATCGAGGTCATATTTAAATTGCTCTTCTGGGGTTGCGCGCTTGAGATTGTTCCGTGGATCACCTTCTGGATATAGCCGATCGAGCTCTCCGGACGTGTCGATCCTGTGAATCGGATGCTCGTACCAGATATTGATCGGCTTAATATTCGCAAACTCACGAAGGCTGCTTTCAACGCGCCACGCACTTGCTTCGCCATCGCGAACATTATTTTTGAGATCCTCCGTCAGCTCCAGCTCGATCAGATCCAGCTGGGCGTCCGGATCCCGCGCGAATACTCCGGATCCAGATGCGCGATCCATGGCGCGCTTTGCTCCTTGGGCGCCTTTACTGTGATGGTGACAATAGATGACCGCGCAGTTCGCTTCCGCGCAGATCCTGTCGAACTGGTTACAGAAGTAACCCATCTCAGACGCATTATTCTCGTCGCCTGTGATGACCTTATAGATCGGGTCGATAATGATGGCAGCATAGTGGTCGTCCCGGATCCTCCGGATCAGACGCGGGACCAGCTGATCGAGTGGTACTGCATGGCCACGAATGTTCCAGATCCGGATATTGTCCAGATTAACCTTCCCGACGCCCATGACCTTGCAGATGTCCAGGAACCGACAGATCGCTGAGTTTCCGTCGATCTCCAGATTGACATACAGGACCTGACCTTGCCGGCATTGCATTCCCAGCCACTGCCCGCCAGTTGCGATGGCGATGCAGAGCTCAGCCAGGAGGAAAGACTTCCCCGCTTTTGATGCCCCGGAGATCAGCATTTTGTGGCCGCACCGGAGAACCCCTTCGATCAGCTCGGGAGGCAGCTCAGGAGGGTTATCATAATAATCCGACAGCTGAATGAACGACGGGAGATCGTCCAGGACGCCGTCCACGTAGTCCTTCCATTCTTGCCAGGATCTCTTTCCGATATTGACCGCCAGGAGCTGCTGCCGGTTGCCGTTCCGGGTCACGCCAGGCATCCGACTGAGCCGGCTCGGGTTGCTGTTCTGCGTGTCGACGGTTGCGCCGTGTTTATCCAGATACTCATAGAGAAAATTCACGCGATCGCGGTATTCGTCGGCATCGTGAGCATCGATCCTGACAATCGCGTGGACGCTCTTCCCGCCGCTGGATACCATGGCCACGATCGGGAGCTCAAGTTCTCGATAGAGTCGTTCCTGTTCATCCAATGGCAGCGTGTCAGACTCGACCAGAGCGTGTTTGAACTTCACGACATTAGCGTTCTTGACGCCTTTACCGTCCAGCGCATTAAAGCGGATCCACGCGCCGGCTCCGGGATCCCAGTCACCAACCGTCCACGCAAGGGCGTCCGGATGTTTGGTCAGCGACCTCAGAAGCTCGCCGGCTGTCCGATCGTAAACACCGGATCGCGGATGCCACTTGCCGGACTCGTCCTGGAAGGCGTCGTTCGTGACATAGCCGACGCAGTCTTCCGGATCGAACAACGCCTCGAGATAGGTACGCAGCTCGTCTACCGGAGCCAGATCAAGGTGGTCGTTTTCAACGGCCTTCGGTTCCTTATCGACTCCGATATAATCGTTCCAGCTGAGCACCCCGCCTCCGGATCCGTAACGCGACCATCCAAACCGCTCTCCCAGTTTGATGATGTATCCTGGCTTGAGTGGCCGTTTATTGCCTCTGAACCCGTCCCAGAGTTTCTCGCATTCGCCGGATCTATACCGTTCATCGTTCATCGACCACTCATCCCAGAGGGATGCGGGATAGCCCCCTTGCTTGAGGGCCATCCCAACGTTGATCCATTCTTCACGAGTCAGACTGGCGACCGGGATCGCGTTCAGAGCATCTAATAGCTGTGAATCGTTCTCCATAGTCCGCTCCTTAGAATCCGGAATTATCGAAATTCGCATCCTTCCACATATCCATGCTGAAGTATTTCTCGTCATAGTCGATGAAATAATCGACGTCGTTTGCGCTGCGCTCTTTACCGTTCTTGTCGGTATACTTGCGCGGCTTGAAGTGAGCACGGCCACAGCTGCCTTCGACCTTATCCCAGTTCATTGCGATGCGTTCGCCGTGTTTCTTCTGACCAATGCACCGGAAGAACTGAGATAACTTCCACTCGAGAGACTTATGCAGGATCAGATCTGTGCGGACGGTGGCCGTCTGCTGAGGTCCGACGTAGACCAGGAGCGTCAAGGTCGCCTTGTTACAAGCGGGCAGCTTCTGACTGCCAGGGAACCGGCCACGCTCGAGCGCAGTGACCTGGAAGTTGTAATCGCCATCAAGTTCCACAAATTGACCGTCGGATTCGATCTCGGAATCCCAGTCCAGGACATCGTTCATCACTTCATCATTTGCCATTTTTATATTCCTCCTTAATAAACTCGATTTTGTTTGACGGCCTCGACAATCTGAGGCCAGTATTTGATGACCCAGTCGGTGATCAGCGAGGCGTCGAGCTCGGACAGTTGCGTCAGACCCTCGTCTGCCTTCTTGCGCTGACAGGCCACCTCACAGATCTCCGCTTCGGTGATCCCATCGCGCTCCATGAGCTCGTGTACGGTATCGATCGGCGCGACACGCTTCGGCTCGTTTTCAAACAGATGCGCGATGCTGTCGAAGGACGCTTCCATCTCCTCCGGGAGATCGTGCCGGTTCTTGGCATCCCAGCAGGGATTGTGGGTGGTATAAATTACGCGCTTCCCGCCCTTTGCCTTGTGAGTGTTGTTCTCGGTCTCGATAACGTATGTCTTGTAGTTCATGAAGAGCAGCATATCGGCCCACTCTTTGAGGAGCGGTGCGACCTGCCTGGATAGCTTCATCTCCCACCGGTCATAAGCACCCATCTCGTCCGGTTGTTCGAACTTCCGCATCTTAGCGTGGGCGGTCACGACAACGTGCTTCCCTGATGCGATCACAGCGTCCAGGTTGCTGATCATCCTGGAGAACTCTTCGCCGAGATATGTGTACCCTTTTCCGTATCCGAATCCCTCGATTGACTTCTGCTTGTATTGCTGGCAGACATAATCGATGCACAGCTGCTCTGCCCAGTCCGCGGTATCGATGACCAGCGTCTTGCAGATCCCGTCAGTTTTCGCGACTTCTGCGACATCGTTGAGGAGTTCAGCCCAGCTGGCCGGTTTCTGGATCCGACGCACGTCCATGTGCGCTGTGCCGCCTTCGGTGTCAATAATAAGTGGATCCGGGAAGCGGGAAGCCAGTGTAGACTTCCCTATTCCTTCTGATCCGTAGATCACGATCTTTAAGGCCCGTGAGATCTTGCCTTCGATGATGTTCAGCATAACGGCCACCTCACTTGATCTGGAGATTGTTGTTCTCGATCAGCTCGCAGCCATTGACGGTGAATCCCGCCTTGATCGCTTCCTTGATCGCCGTCTTGTTTGGCTCTGGGTCACGATAGAGCAGATAGTTTTCTGACAGCGGATCCTTGTAGAGTTCTTGTAGATCCACTTCGACTTTTGTGGATTTCCTCCAAGATAGAGCGCACCTGGCCGAGGAATATTTCTCCCCGTCACCGAGGAACCTGGACAGATAATTCTTAAGGTTCTCGGCCTTGTTCTCCAGTGACCGTCGGCGATCAGCCAGGGACTTTTCTTCTTCCCGGATCGCAGCTGCGTCTGCCGTCAAGTCTTTGATCCAGCACGCGATATTCTCAATTTTTTGAGTGCGTTCTATCTGGAGAGCCTCAAAAGCGTCAACGTCGGCCAGCTCGCCGGTCTCCGGATCAAAACAGGCCATGATGGATTCTTCGATTTCATAAAGTGTCATTGTGGTGATCTCCTTTCATGGCGCGAGCAAGATTCCATAATGCGTCAACAACGTAGATTGATTTTTCGATCGTAATGTCGAAATCGTCGTTGAATTTGCACTCGATAAGTTTAATCAAGTCGAGACCGTTTCCCTTCTTGATAAAGAGGTCAAGTTCAAACTGCATGAGATCTCCGAACTCAGCCTTAAGGCAGTATTTGCGGTCGTACTGGTCCATACCGCGATTGGCGTATTCGTTCCACTCACGGAGCATTCTGATAAATTGTCCAATTTTGTCTGATGTGCTAAAATGAGAGTCGAGAATTGTTCTCTCATCTGTGCCCTGGGCGGTGGTTGCGACATTGTCCGGGGCCTCCTCTTTACTGAGGACCTTTTCTTCGATACCGGAGAAGAACTCCTCCAGATCCTGCTGAGTAACTTTTGTTGTAGCCATTGAATTTTCACCTCACATTTAAATATTTTGTTTTCCAGTCTTTGAAAGTGATTGGCAGATCGGTCAATTCTTCACCTCCGTACCCGATCGCGATTATTGTTCCGAATAATGGGATCCCTTTGACCGTGCAGTTGTACTGGGGGTTATTTTTAATCCTCCCCTCCTCGTCCACGATCAACATTACATCCTGGTCGAGTTTCACCATTTCGATATAACCTTCGACAGTTTTCTGGAGCGCTTCCAGACGGGTGCTAATGTTTGTCATGTGTCCGTATTCTTCGTCAGGACGCTTAATGATTGCTCGAGTCATCGACATTTTTATCCCTCCACGCGGTAAATTGTGACCCAGTTGACGTCTTGAAACGTCAAGATCCCGCTGCCGCATTCTCTGGTCATATAGATGGCCAGTGTCATTGCTGTTGGCAGTCCCTGGTAAAATCCATCAGCCTGAGATCGCACTTTGTTGAGATTTTCTCTTGCGATCACGCGATTTCTGTCGGAGATCTTGCCTCGGTTGAACTCTCCCTTCTGCTTACAGACGGCCACCAGGTCGCTCGGGAATGGACTGCCGTACTGTGACCGGTTCCAGATCAGCTGGGTGATCATCAGTTTTTCCTGCGAGGTCCTCGGACCGTTCGCACCGGTTTCAGCCCAATAGACGGATGCCACCGCGTCGATCAC